TTCCCTAATATTATATATAAGTACGCGAAATCCTACAACAATGCATATGTTGTAATTGAATCAAATGATCAAGGTTCTTTAGTATGTAATGGTTTATGGCATGATTTAGAATATGAAAATGTACATGTAGAATCTGCAATTAAAGCTAATGCACTTGGAATTGAAATTACCAGAAAAACCAAACGATTAGGTTGTTCAGCAATTAAAGATATTATTGAAACGGGAAAACTAGATATTGTTGATGAACAAACCATATTAGAAATATCTACATTTGAGGCAAGAGGACAATCCTACGAGGCGTCAGATGGAAATCATGACGACTTAATGATGAATTTAGTTATGTTTGGGTATTTTAGTACAGGTAGCTATTTTCTTGATATGACAAATATTAATATGAAACAAATGATGTTTGAACAACGTATGAAAGAAATTGACGAAGACTTAGTTCCGTTCGGGTTTGTAGATGACGGGTCACAATATATCAATGAGTTAGAAAACCAGGATAAAGGTACTGAATGGGCCATAGAATACGATCCAAATTTGTAATATTATAAATAACACTGTAAATTGACTGTTCGTATTATGATTCATATAATTTTAACAAGGAAGATAAAAAAATGGCACTAGGTACACCGTCTGAATCACCAGCGGTTGTCGTCAAAGAAATAGATCTGACTGGCGGTGTGCCAAATGTTCAGACTTCTACTGGGGCAGTCGTTGGTAATTTTAGATGGGGTCCGGTTGAGGAAAGAGTGTTGATTGCTAACGAACAGCAATTAATTGACACCTTTGCTACTCCGAACACATCTAATTCAATTAGTTTTCATACCGCTGCATACTTTACAAGATACTCAAACGCAATGCAAACAGTTCGTGTTCTTGACTCAGATGCATCAAACGCAGTATCGACAACTGGTCAAACATCTTCCTACGCTGTAGGTGGATACACAAATCCAGTTGTAAAGAATAGCTCAAATTTCACAGCACAAAAATCAGCGCTGGACTCTGCCGGCCATACTTGGGTCGCTAGATATCCCGGTGCTTTAGGTAACTCTCTTGCTGTACACGTTTGCCCACAAAGCACTAGTGATTCAGCATTTAATAACTGGGCATACAAGTCAAACTTTGATGCTGCACCGGGTACATCAGCATATGCTGCGGCCAGAGATGGTCTCAACGATGAAATGCACATTGCAGTAGTTGATAAGAACGGCGTGTTCTCTGGCACTAAAGGCACAGTACTTGAAACATATCCTTATGTTTCAGTTGCATCTGATGCTAAAGGCGATGATGGTTCTACTAACTACGCAATTGACGTAATCAACGCAAGATCTGAGTACGTACACCAAGTAGATTGGGATTCAGCATTTCAAACTGCTGGAAATGCTGGAGTAGCTTTAACTCCAGGTACTTCTAAGAACTACGTTGGAAACAGCGAAAATACAAAGATGTATACCTTTGACTCTGGAGCAGATGCTACTGGTATTCGTGCTGCAGAATTCTTAGCAGGTTACGATCTTTTCGAAGATAAAGACCAAGTAGAAATCGACTTCTTGATTGCTCCTAGCTTCACGACTTCTACTACGCAGACAACAATTGTTAATGATCTTGTTTCAACAGCAGTAGCACGTAAAGACTGCGTAGTTGTTACATCTCCTGCAAGAGATGACATCATTAACCTGACAAATGAAACAACGATTACAAACAATATCGTAGCAACAGTAGGTAACTTCACTAAATCATCTTACTTGATTATTGATGGTAACTACTTGAAAGTTTACGATAAGTACAATGACCAATACATTCAGATTCCAGCATCATCTTCTACAGCTGGCTTGATGGCTGAGACAGACAGAGTGTCTGCTCCTTGGTTCTCACCTGCAGGTATGAGACGAGGCCAATATCTTGGTGTAACGTCAATTGACTACAATCCAAACAAAACAAATAGAGATACACTCTATAAAGCTGGTATCAATCCAGTTGTAAACATGGCCGGTTCTGGTGCAATGTTGTTTGGTGATAAGACTGCACTTAATAGACCATCTGCATTCGATAGAATCAATGTCCGCAGGTTGTTCCTTGTACTCGAAAGAGCAATTGCAAGAGCAGCTGAAGGTGTACTCTTCGAATTCAACGATGAGTTTACAAGAGCAGAATTCGTGAATATCATTGAGCCTGTACTACGTGATGTAAAGGGTCGAAGAGGTATCACTGACTTCCGCATTGTGGCTGATACTACAGTCAACACTCCAGAAGTTATTGATCGTAACGAGTTTATCGCTAACATCTTCATTAAGCCAGCAAGATCAATCAACTATGTAACACTCAACTTTGTTGCAGTAAGGACCGGCGTCGACTTCACTGAAGTCGTTGGTTCAGCTGGCGTTTAAGGAGGTAATGAACAATGGCACTCGGAAGCGTAGATGAATTTAAGGCAAGACTAGCCGGTGGCGGTGCAAGAGGTAACCTCTTTCAGTGTACACTAGCAAACCCTAGAGGTGGTCTTGGTGTTGATCTAGACATCGATTTTAGTTCTTTCATGTGTGAAGCAGCACAGTTACCGGCGTCAACGATTGGAGTGATTAACATTCCTTTCCGCGGCAGACAACTTAAAGTAGCCGGTGATAGAGTCTTTGATGTTTGGACAGTCACAGTAATTAACGACACAGAGTTTAAGATCAGAAATTCAATGGAAACATGGATGAATGCAATTTCTAACCACGCTGATGCTGGTGGAACGCAGAATCCAGAGCTTTACTTTGCTGATCTTAAAGTAGACCAATTCGATAGAGATGAGTCAATCATTAAGACTTATAACTTCAGGGATGCATTCCCAACAGAAGTATCTGCTATCGATCTAAGCTATGGTGACACTGATACAATCGAAAGATTTACAGTGACATTCCAGTATCAGTACTGGACATCAAACACCACTGACGCTTAATATACATAGTAGGGAGCGGAGAAATCCGCTCCCCATAATCTAAAGGAATAAGTATGGCAGACGATAGTAAAGGTTTCCGTTTATTCGGATTTGAAATAAAAAGACAGGATTTAGAAGACGCTAAGAAAAAGCCGTCTATTGTTCCTGCACGTGATGATGATGGCGCCGGATATATTACGGCTTCCGGAACACACTATGGTCAATACATTAACCTCGACGGCGACGATTCAAAAGACAACTATCAGTTGATCATGAGATATCGCGGCGTCAGCATGCACCCAGAAGTTGACGCCGCTATCGAGGATATTGTAAATGAATCAATTGCTGGTGGTGAACTAGAGCAATCCGTTGATATTAAGATGGAAGAGCTCAAGCAACCAGACAATATCAAAAAACAAATCAAAGAAGAGTTTGATAATATCATTTCTATGCTTAACTTTAACGAGTATGGCCATGATATTTTTAGAAGGTGGTATGTTGATGGAAGAATCTATCATCACCTTGTAGTTAACGAATCACAGCTTAAAGCTGGTATTCAAGAGATTCGCTATATTGACTCATCAAAAATGAGAAAAGTAAAGCAAATCAAGAAAAAGAAAGATCCTCAGACTGGAGCAAATCTTATTGAAAAGGTAGATGAATACTATATCTATCAAGAAAAGCCGGGACAACAAAACTCTGGCGTTAAGATGAGTCTCGATTCTGTAAGTTATGTAACATCTGGCCTGTTAGATGAAGGTCGGAAAAAAGTTTTATCCTATCTACATAAAGCACTGAAGCCTCTCAATCAATTGAGAATGATGGAGGATAGCCTTGTTATCTACCGTCTAGCTCGTGCACCTGAGCGTCGTATCTTTTATATCGATGTCGGTAACTTGCCACGAGGTAAAGCCGAACAATACATGAAAGATATTATGACACGATATCGTAATAAACTTGTATATGATTCACAGACTGGCGAGATCAAGGACGATCGTAAACACCAGTCATTGCTTGAAGATTTCTGGCTTCCACGGCGTGAAGGTGGTAGAGGTACTGAGATCTCAACCTTGCCGGGTGGCGATAATCTAGGTCAGATTGACGATATCGTATACTTTCAAAAGAAACTTTATAGAGCTCTTAATGTTCCGATCAATCGATTAGAGCAGGAAGCTCAGTTCTCTCTAGGTAGATCTACAGAAATTAGTAGAGATGAACTTAAATTCCAGAAGTTTATTGATAGATTAAGAACAAAGTTTTCTGCTTTGTTTATGGACATTCTTAAGACACAACTAATGCTCAAAGGTATTATTACCGAAGAGGATTGGAATCTTATGAAGAATGATATTATAGTTGATTACGTTCGTGATAATCATTTCACCGAGCTAAAAGACTTAGAGATTCTAAGAGAAAAGACACAAACACTTGATATGGTACACAACTATGTCGATGTTTACTTCTCTCGCGAATGGATCATGAAAAATGTACTACACTTTAATGATGAGGACATTGCAGCAATGGTCGACCAACATAGTGATGAAACTGAAAAACTCAATGATTTAGAGCCAGATCAAGAAGCTGGCGGAGAGGAACAATAATATGAGTGATGTAGACGTAGAAACAAATCCTTACCAAGATCTTGTCCAAAACGCATTGGACCAAGACTACAATAAAGCAGGTAAGATTTTCGATAATCTTATGGCTGTAAAACTAAATGATGTATTAGACGCAGAAAAAATTCGTTTGGCGGATCAAATCTATAATGGAGAAGATCAAGATGATGGAGATGAAGAAGACATCATGGGGGATGAGGATGACGATCAGCTCGACCTCGACCTTGATGCAGAAGACGGCGCTGAAGAGGAAGAAGTTGAAGATGAACTCGAAGAAGAGCCCGATAGTGAAGACGACGAGTCATAATTCTTCTAAGTAGAAAATAATAATATTATAAATAATATACAAGGAAAGTAATGAAAGATTTTTCTCAACTCAGAGAGTTAACAGGACGCAAACCGAAAGGTCGTAAAGTCTATGATAAGAAAATCAAAGGTATTTCTGTCATGGTGCACAAAGATCAAAACCGGTTTGTTACGTATGTGGACGGAGATCGTCTCGATGTTTACCGCTCTCAAAAAGAAGCTGAGAAAGCAGGACTCGAATTCATAAAACAGTATAAAGGCTGAGCGAATGAAATTAATTGCTGAATTTAATGATCAACACTTAGAAGTTCTTACCGAAGAAAAAAA